CAACAACTTGTAAATCTTTTGATTGATAGAATAGATTCTTATATCCTCTATCAATAATAGTTTGTATTGTAGCCCAACCGATATTGTTGTTCTCAACTACTAATAGTGCATCGTTGTATTTCGTTGCAACTTCAATTAAGAAGTTTCCGTAATCCGTTGTAGAAAGTTGTCCTTTGTATTCTGCACATTGTTCCATATCTTCTACTTCAAATACTTGACAAGCTGAATAATCACTTCCATCACCACGAGCCACATCAGCAACCACTATATATTCTTTTGTATAATCAGGTTGTCTCCAAACCCACATACCTCTATCGATTCCAACCTCTTCAATTGGAGCTTCTGTCATTTCATCTTTATACCATTGTAGAATTGCAGGGTCGACTACAGATTGTCCACTTGATAGAAAGTCCGTATCACACTCTTGAGCTGCTTGTGACGGCCCTAAAATCTTATCTTGCTCATCTCTCCAAACTTGGTCTCTATCAGGATGGTCTGTCCAATGTAATCTAATGGTATTAAAATTATTCGTACCTTCTTCAGCACCTAACCATTGTTTATGAAACCAATTACCCACACCATTAGGTGTTGATAAAGCAATACATCCACCACCAGTAGCAAGTGTTTGTTGTGCAGCTGTCCATATGGTATCAATCCTATCAATAAATGCTGCTTCGTCAATTATTAAAAGAGATAATGCTTCTGAACGACCAGCTGATTCATTTGAAGCGATTGCTTTTATTTGAGAACCATTTTTAAATCTTAATGATAATTTATTTATTTCTTCCGTTCCAGTCTTCAACCATTGAGGTAATCCATCATACATTACTCTAACCTTTGTAACAAGGTTTTTAGCAGTTTCTTTACCTGTAGCAATAACTAAAACATTTTTATCATTATGAAATAACATTAACCATAGAGAATATCCAGCAGATAATGTGGATATACCTAATTGTCTAGCCTTTAAAATTATATTATAACGATTGTCTTTAAATTCTGTTAAACACTTTTCTTGAAATGGATATAAATCAAACTTCACCTTACCCTTTGTAGGATGTTGAATAGTACAATACTTTCTCATAAAATGCACAGGGTCGGATGCACATTTCAGATATTCCCTTTGTATGGCTTGTTTTAAATCACTCATTTTAGTCCAATTGTCCTGCTAAATAAACAGTACCAGATGTAAAGAAAACACCACCAAAGAACCATAAATATCTATTGTGATACCATTTTGGTTTAATGGTTTTAATCATATCTTCTTTGATTTTAATTTGTTGTTCACAAAGTCTCATTCCTTCATCATAATCCATTATAATTTGGTCACAATCTTGAACTTGACTTTCTAAATTCAAATAAGCACTTTCACATACTTCTCTTTTAAATTGAAGTTCTTTAATATTGTTTGTCATATTAATAACTTCTTCTTCTGAAAAACAAGTTCCTTCACAAATGTCTTGTGTGAATGAAAAACTTAGTAATAATATTAATAATAATCTATACATTAATATCCACCGCCACCTTGATTCATACCACCTCCACTCATTCCACCACCTGAGCCACCACCACCTATATTTCCACCAGGACTGATATCATTTCCACCAACATCACCTATATTTCCAGTTGATGGTCGACTTGGTCTAAATCTTGGTCTAGATGTATATACATCTTCTTCTCTACCATCCATTGTGTGTTGAGTCATAAAATTACTTCTACCACGAGGTGCAATTGTGTGGTGATGTAGTGAAGTACCATTAGGAACTCTATTACCATTAGAATAATAATATGACCTTCTTCCACCATATTGTGAATTATCACCAACTTTAAACATTGTAATAACGTCTTGTGGATTTGGTAAAGGTCGACGAGATGGATCTACTGGACTTATAGGTCTGATTCCGCCTGGTGTTTGGTCATCAAAACCTAATCCAGCGAAAGGTCCAGTTCCAATATCTGGCCGTACGGCGTCAATTATACCATCATTTGGTAATGGTGTTGGTCTTCTACCTGGTAGAGGTGATGGTGGTATATCACCTTCAAAACCATCCGGTGTCATTTGTTGAGCAGCAAAAACTTGATAAGAATTACCCTCTAATGCTCCACCAACAGTTGTGTAAAGATGCCCTCCCACTTCAACAGTCATACCACTATAAGGTTGATTTGTTCCATAAATTCTATAATTTACTCGCGGTTCTATATCTCGTGCTTGAAAATGTCCTGGTATATGTGGCATTTTATTTCTCCTTGCTAAAGTTTTTTAAGAAATCAGAAGCTTCTTTATTAGAAACTTTCTTTTTCTTATATTTTTTGTTTTTAATATCTTTAAGAGCTTTTTTCTTATTTTCTAAACTCTTTTTAATTGCTTTTTGTGATTTCTTTTTACCCTTTAGTAAATTAGACACTTTTTTAGATTCTTTTTTCAACCCTTTAAGTTTCTCATCTTTTTTACCAGCACTTTTACCTGATAAAAATGCAACAAGGATTCCACCACATAAAACAAAAAATCCTATTATGTATTTTTTTATTTTACTAAACATATTACTTACCAAATGGTAATTTTTCCCATATTGGTTTTAAGACTGTATCAAAAATAATATCGTCTTTTTTACTTGGTGATAATTTTACGATTTTTTCTAATGTGTAAAATCCTAACATTATCCACTCCCAATTTGCTAATACCCATTCCATTTTACTTCTCCTATTATGTGTTTTTGTTTATTGACATTTCAACATTGTCATTTGCCATAGCATTTGCAACTGACATATCAAATATATTTTTATTTTTTTCTTTTTCCATTTCATCAATCCATTGTTCCATATCTTTTTCAAGAGCAGCCATATTTATTAAATCTTTTAATCTTCTATAAGCAAACCACCTCAATGGTTTTCCTGTTCTTAACTCTGCTTCAAAGTCTATTTGACAATGGTAACATCTACCATCGGCTTTATAAACATCTTTGTCCCACTTTTTAATTATAAGTTTTTCACAACTCAAACATTTTTTATCCCAAGAATGATGTCTAATATTGTTTGTATTTTTTGTTCTATATCCTTCTTTTTGTTCCCATTCATTACCATCAGAATCAGTCCATTTGTCACCGACTTTTCTTGTTTGTTCTACTTCTTGGTCACCAACACCAACTTGTATTTTACTTTTATAGTTTCCATCCAACATATCTTGGACTTTAGCTAAATTTTTACTCATTTTTACCTCTTTGTTCTTGTATATATAAATATCTAAAAATAAATTAAACCTGTAATTTGATTGATTGGAGCAAATGCACCTGTGAATTTATATGTCTTTCCTTTATATTTAAACACTATTCCTTCACTTGGAACTATAGCATCCACACCACCAATCTTGTTTAATTTATCTAATTGTAATTTCAATGTATTTAATTTTGTTTTATCACCACTAGCTTTTACATTCTCTATAGATGTTTTTAATTTTTTTCTAATATTTTGAACTGATTTTTTTGGATTAGCAGCCATAAATCCTTTTACATTTTTCAATATCTCAGCTCCTACTCCAAAGAACAATTCTTCAAATGGTTTCATATTTTCTTTTACTATTTTTGCATGATTTTCTTTATCAGTTTTCAATACCCATTCTAAAAATATAGGTTCGTCTTTTAAATCTTTTCTTATTTGTGGTATCTTATATGATTTATCAAAGAAAGCCCATCTTTTAACTAACCCTTCTAATACTTTCGGTGATACTTTCTTTAGTTGTTTTAGAATGAATTGTTCCCACCATTTCTGATGATATAAACCCAATGTATCATTATCTGATAATCCGAATTGAGATTGTAATTTAGATAATCTTCCTAAAAACTTGCCTTTCATCTTACTAAAGTCTTGATGTTTTGGAACATCTAAAAATACAGGTTTACCAATTGAATACTTCTTTTGTATGTTTTGATTTCTTTGTTTAATCATACCAGCCAATATTCTACCACTACCTTTTACTTCACCTTTTACATTTCCTTTATCATCATAAATTAATGCTCCGTGAAATACTAATTCGGCTTTATCATAATTAACTACATTTTCTGACTTAGGCCACATCACTTCCAAATTCATAAAGTTATATCCATTGTTGAATATCTTTTCTTTTTGTTTGTCTGATAATGACTTGATAGCTTTTCCTAAATCTTTCATAGCAAATACAAATGCATCTTTTATATCACCTCTACCTTTGAATTTACTTATTATACCTTTTGTATCCAATGCAGTTTTTCCACCATTCTTGATATGTCCTTTGTTTCTAGCTGCAATAAGTTTTCCGTCTTTCCAACTTATCATAATGTTTTGTCCATCGAGTTTTTCTGTAACTCCGTCTTCACGACTTAATGTTCCACCTAAACCATTTTCAATAATTTTCTTTAAATCACCAAATGTTAAATCTTTGTCATCAAATGGATGAGCCATATGTCCGTATGCTCCTCCCTCTGTTAATAATTCTTCATTTATTAAATTATTCCACCAATCTTTTGTAAATACATTTTCTTCAACTTCTTCTTTTTCTTGTTGTTTAATCGTATCCACAGTATCTTTAGCAATTTGTTTTCTTGTATCTCTATCTTGTTTAGTGAATTTCATTAATTCATAACCAACCTCTTCGGCTTTTGTTTTCATAGCTCTAAACCATTTATCATATCCTTTTGTTCCAGTTAGGTTTTCTTGGTTATTTGGTGTCTTTCCTGTTCCAATTCCAGCTGGTAAGTATGTGACAGAATTGTGAGGACCTAAAGGCCATCCATCTAATAATTCATTTTCGTCTGGTGGAAGATTATCCGTATCTCCTTTTAAAATATAATTAATTACAGTCCAACCAAGTTTTTCTGCTTCTTCATCACCTCTACCTTTATAGTGGTTTGCATTTTTAAACATTAAACTTGGTCCTGAATCCACTCCTTGAATACCATCAACTCCAGTATTTGAAGATTCAAAAATTTTACTTATATCAAAATTAATTAAAAATTCATCAATTTCGTGATACTGATATTCTTTACTACTATCTGATTTACTTCTCGCTTTTTTGACTCTTTTTCTAATCTTTTTCATATCCTCTTTATTGGGATAACCTTCTTCAACTTCAGCTTTTTTCTCAAGTCTAAATTTAAGTGCTGGTCTTCCATTAATGAGTAAATCACCTTTTTCATTCCATTCAATGTTTTTAACTACAACTTTTTTGTTTTTGAATTTACCCATTCTAACCGTATCACCTACTTTGATTGGTAAATCTACTTCTGTTACTAATCTTAGTAATTGACTCATTATTTGTGGATTTGATGTTAAATATTTAACCAATTCATTTTTATTATTTAATAATTTTGTTGGTATTTTTAATTTTTTTAATGCTTTCTTAAAATTTATGTCATGTAATAAATCTCTGTTTTTTTTATCAAAGTGTTTTGGATTTTTAGGTTTTTCTTTTGTATTATCCCAAGTGATAACATCATCTTCATTAATTTTTAATTTAAATCTTTTTTTTGTTTTAGTAT